CCGCACGCTGTATATAAAGATCGATCATCTTCTGTGCCGCTTCCTGAGGGACCTTCGCTTCCTTCAGGATCGGCTCAAGAGCGCTGTATCCTTCCTGATCGAGCTGCATCCCTTCAGGGAGCTTGAATTCATAATGCTCCGGGATCTCCGCTCCTTCAGACTCATGCCCTTCGCCTTCCCCTTCTTTAGGTTCCGCTGCAGGCGGAGGCGGTGTTTTGCCATTCAACACGTCAAGAGCATCGCCTAAAAGTGATGGCTCCTTTGAACCCTCAGCGGGACCGGGCGCAGGATCCGCAGGCGGCACAGGGTCCTTTGCGGGCGGAGTAGGATCACTTACGGGTGCAGGCGGTGCTGCTGGTTCAGTACCTGTTACTATTGCAGGATCTGCCATTTATATTTCATCCTCCTTTACAGTTACCTCTTTTTCAGTCATCGTTTCGAGCTGCTGACACCAATCTCCGTATTCCCTCATGCAGATCAGCGGCTTGGTTTCCTCGTTCCTCCATGCGAGTTCAAAGATTCGCTGTCCGACATTCCTTTCTCCTTCTGCAAATGCAGTGAGATCAGGAGCTTCACGCAGTCCGTTCCTTAAAAATCCGGATTCCTCAATTAAAAGGCCGCAAAAAAGCCGCCCTTCCTGTGTTGCAAGAAGCGCGGCCATCAAGCGATCCTCTTCGCGGATCCTTATGTTTTCATCTATAGTCATTTTTTCACTGGATCACCTCCTTATATATTCAGCGCGGGAGCGCCGCCGAGCAGCGCTGCCAAAGCCGTATCAGGCCCGGTATCTACTTCGCTCAATGTCTTTGCTCCGGCTGCCGCCTGCTGTCCGCTCTGCGCCATCTGGGCTATCTGTGCAGCCTGTTCCTGTTTCTGCAGCGCCTGCTGCTTGGCAAGGCGTATTTTTTCAACGATGTCCGGGTCCCGGAGCACCTTTGTCTGGGATCCAACCATTTCGCTGTAAGACCTTACGGCCTGATCCGCGTCGATGATGTCGCGCACTTCCGGGAAAATCCCGTACATGCTGCCTGCAAATGAAAGCACCTGTTCAAGCGGTTTGAGCCCCATCATCTTCTGTGCCTGCGCGAGGATGGAAACATATTCGATCTTGAGCTCCTGCCCTTCGACCTCTTCCGGAGGCGGCGGCAGAAGATCATGCTCCTGCATGAACGAATATAATGTTTCGATCGACGGAGTATGGAATTCTCCAGTCACCTGCTCCAGCACAGGACCGAGATTGGTCATTTTCTCTTCGTGCCGCTCCACTATTTCACGCGCCGTCATCTGAGGATTGTCGTTCGCTGCAAGCATCATGAAGAGATCGACATACATGGTGGAATTGATGTCCGCCTTTACCTCCGCTATCAGCTCCTTAAGATCCGAAAGGCTGATATCGACAGCATAAAGTGGCACTACCTTATTGCCCATATCCTCGACATACGTTATGCCATTCGGCGATGCTTTAATACCGGAGCCTCTCAGGCTGCTATGCACCTGCAGCGGAGGTTCGACCTTTTTGTTTACAGCGGTCAGCCTTGATGAGCTCAGTTTCATAAGTCCTTTGACATCGCAGAGGGCTTCGCTCCCGGGACCGTATCCGTACGTATCGCCGTGTACCACCGTCCAGCGGGGGCATTGCGCCGGGAATATGTTGTACCCTGATATGCGCAGGACTTTATCGCTTGTGTCATTGCCTGCTTCCCAGTAGACCGACCTGTACCGGAAGTGCGTGTATGACGGCGTATCAGGCTCTATAGCATGCCTGACTTCAAATGTAGTGTCCGGACGTTCATTTAGCGCACGTCTTACTGAGTCGGAACAGTTTTCGATCCCGAACTCTTCAGCCATTTGCGCGGCTGTCATAAACAGGTCACGATAAAAAACATCAGCGTGGTCATCATCACCGATAGCGAAATAATACTCACCGCAGGTAAGAGCTGTGAATTTCGCAACCGTACGGTAATTGAACTGGGTTATGTTCGCACCGTTGCCGAAAGCTCCCATTTCATCGTAGATATCAAGCGAGGCTTTATAGAATCCTGCACCCGGAAGTACCTGCATCATCCTGTCGTGCACTTCGTCGCACCAGTCGCGTACCTTGTAAAACTTCGCACGGTCAGGATCTGATGTAGTTAACATGAACCATTGTCTTGAAGGAGATGTCAGACCTGCCTGCATCCCGGCGCTCAGTATCCTGCGCGCCCTCATAGCCTGGGACGTTATCTGCTTTGCCATATCCGGCATATGCTGGTTCGGACGTTCGCCCGAAAACCTTCCCCTGAACGGGTTGATGAACTGTCTCAGTTCTTTCCAGTGCGGCAGCATTATGGACTGTTCGCCTTTAAGAACTGTACGCCTCCGTTCAAGCCGTTCCTTTAATTCAGCTATGTCTTTATTTGCCATCACTGCCCCAGGTAAGTCTTGCCGCCGCTGTTGCCCGCAAGCCCCTGTGCACCTCCTTCGTTCCTGATCGTAGACGCGAATCCCTGCCGCTTGCGCATCTTTTCAAGCAGCTTTGCCTGGACTGTCTCAGAGTCGCTCGGAGTGCCTGTAGAGACATCCGTCGTACCTGGAACGATGCTCGGAGTCGGGCTCGGTGTGTAACTGCTGCTTCCCAATCCGCACATATCATTCACCTCCCCTTAAAATTAAAATGCCATCGGATCGTA